TGAAATACCATCTGCAGGGCTCGCCCCGAAAGACAAAAGTCCCACCAATGCGATGGCGACCCCCCGAGCTACCCGCTTAAGCGGCTCGGGGTAAGCCCCTGATGGGCTTTCGCCTGAGAGCATACTGCACGTGTCAAGTCGGTTACGCATGAGTCTCTCCTATCGTCTCACTATGTGAGAGTGAATTAGGTCACATATTTCTTTTCCTAACTCATAAGGCAACATAGATCGTAAGCGAGCATTTTTTAATTTACCTGTTCCACCTGCATTCGTTCCAGCTGGTGATGATTCGTGGCAAGTGGCTCGTGGCTTACACATTGCTCTTGGTGTCCAACCTTCTAATGTTCCCCATAAATCAGTTGGCTTCATACGGGTATCACCATATTGACAATATGTAATTGTCCAACGTGGCAATGATTTAACTACTTCTTGATGGCGCAACATTCCTCTGGGATTTTCCATAATCCAGCCATATGTGGGATTAAGTGCTTGCATAAGATTGACAGTATGTTCAACCAAAGCAATGGCTTCATAAACAGCTGGGTGCTTAGGTACTGAATTACCGCGTGTGCCTTCCCAGTATTTCCATAGGGAAGCAACGCTGAACTTTTGACATGGTGGACTAGCCCAAATGAAATCTGGCTGTCCATATTTGGCTATTAACCCATCCGCTGTAAGTGCCAATATGTCACGTTCATCAGCTTCGAAATAATCGTCTAATTCAACCTTGATAACAGTATGTCCAGCATCCTCAAATGCTTTGGTGCTTGACCCTGTACCTGCAAAGAAGTCAAATACAAGGAGCTTATTTGTCGGTTGAATAGAACCCTGAACCTTTGAATATAACGCTTGGGACACTTGAGTACACCTTTCGCATGGATTCGCCGCAGAACGGGCAGTCTAAATCGTGTGGCTCTGCGATTTTATATTCTTTCTCATAGCGAGCATTGGCTTCGCATCGTTCGTTATTGCACTCGAATTCATAGATTGGCATTACTTACACGTCCTGCATGGCACATCAACCAACTTCCACGATCCACACTTTGTGCATCTTTCAGGCTCTAATTCTACCGAATCTTTTTGAATATCTCCGTATCCTGCTCTTAAAAGTAATTGCACCAAGTCACCAAATCGCATGAACGCTAGATAATCAGGAACGGCTTCCTGTTTATCAGATTGCCCATTCATACGACACACCACGAACGCTAACTCTTTGTCAGCAGCTCTCTTGGTGGCTTGACGCAACCACTCCATCGGTGAGAATTGACTGCGACTCTTGACTTCACAGTCAAATGGGACGTTGATAACGTCTTTGCCGTTTCCTCGCTGTACCGCTGCTCCGCTCCACCATTGCGACAGGAAGGACGCAACGCTTCTCTCTGTAGCGAATCCTCGATACTTCCGATGTTGGCTAGGCATGGATTAGGTCACGCCCTGCCAGCAGAATTAACTACGCCACAAGCAGAACAAGTCCATTCATGCTTGAGCCATCGTTCTCTTATTTGGGTTGCATTTGGGAACTTGTTGCAACCCTGACAGATGAGCTGAAAACCAAGTTCCTCAAGAGTCTTTGCATTTTCTCTTAAATTGGCTTCTTGCTCATCTGTTGGGAATGACTCCCATTCTCCATCTTGATTCAAGAATTGAATGTGTCCCATTATCGCTTCACCTGTTGTTTCCACTTGCCATCGCTACCCACTTCATACCAAATTGGATCGCATGGGTCGGACATTGGATGACCTTGCTGTGGGCATCTAAAGTGAGCCCATTGTTTCCCATTTTTGCCAGTACCAGTTTTCCATATCATCTCGCCATGCTTGCAGCGTTGTATGTCCGTTTCCGTTGTGCCACCAAGTTCTGATTTCACCATCGCGACTGCATCGTCTAATGTCGTTACTGGCACTCTGTCCTTGATTGTCCATACATCATCCTCTACTGGTACAGGGACATACTCTTTGGCTGTTTCAGCCATCTTTGCTTTTGTCTCCTGAATCAACGCATCACGCTCTTTGACTCGATTGACCTTAGCAGCTTCCTCACGACTGATTGACTTCTTCTCTGTTCCAATGTCGGCATTTTTTGCAGCGATTCCAATTGCGGACGTCTCGCAATTTTCCAAAGCGAAGTCCCTGTTAACGCCTCGTTCAGCTGTAAGTTCTCGGGCGTATCCTGTAGAGAAAGGGAATTGGTCTTGGTCGTCTCTGTATAGTTCGCACTTGAAGACGACTCGATCAACTGACTCATGAACAAGGAAAGTAATGATTCTTCCCATCGGAAACATTTGTCGAAAAATCTTAATTCGCTCGGCGACTGTAGTATATTCATCGAGATTGAACATTCTCATTTATCCCTTCGTCTGGACATGACCCAAAGTAAAAGCATGGGCATTCCTCAACTGAAAATTCACCGTTACACATACAGTTCATTCTCCTCTGTGTGCAGTTGTCCTGCTATTGCAACATACGCTGCGAGATCGAGGTAAGTGTCATTGCTTGGAGTTTCCATGCTCCTTGCTGCTTTGACCAATGCCATACACATCGCAACCTGATAGTCAGTAATTGGCATTTCAAGGTATGCGCTCCATAGTGCGGCTGTTCGCTGCATATTGTCGCTTGGGTGTCCGTACACCATTCCTCTTTGCTGGATGGTTGCTTTTGCTGAATCGAGGTACTCACTAGCTCTCACTTTCCCACCTGCTTAAACTGGCGTTCCAACTTCTCATAGTGATAGCGAACTGCTTTGCGCCCATCCACATAGCCAGTTGCGTAGCCTGATTTATAACCTAACCACAACATTAAGACGCATACTGCAAAGGTAATCATTTGTGCGATTGTCATGCTGACACCAACTCTCGTTCAGTTTGAGTCCAGCGATCTTTCGTCATCACAAGTTGCTCAATGTCGCCATATACAGCCTTCCAAAAATCTTTGGCTGTTTGTTCGTATGTTTCAAAACATAATCCAGTCCTGCCATCGTAATCCTGAAATCCGTCAGGCAAATCAACGCTGCTGGATTTTTCATAACCACGAAATGAGTAGGTAATTGTCAAACCATGATCATTGGCTAATTCAAAGCACTTGGCTTTTGTTGTCATTTCGCACCTGCCTTGAGAATCAACTCAGCAAGTTCTGTGCCGTTGATTTTTCCGCTATCAAATAACTCGATAGCCTTATCTAATGTTTCAAGTTCTAACATTTTTGAGCCCTTCCGTAGCTGGTATCTCCGCTACAGAAAGAACAATACGCCTTACCTGACCCGACAACCACCATTTTTAGGTAACAGTTGTATAACGATTTCATCCACAGATTCATCCTCAAGGTCTGGGATGGCGATGCTAGCGGACTCGCCCATAAACCTTGCCCTGCACAATAAACGTGCCGTTCTTTTCAATGTTAATAAGATCGACTTGGACATTGCTGCCCTTGACATACATAATGGCGAAGGCTTGCTGCCAGTTAAATGCGCCCGTAGAACCGCCGTAGAGGGCTTTGCGGTAATCCATGAGATGTCCTATCTCAACGCCGTGTAAAACACGCCCTACGCGCCCGCTAGAGGCTTCTGTGAAGGCGCTACGCCCAGCCCTATGGGTATGACCTGAGATGACATTCTTGCCATGCCTACGGGCTGCTTCAAGGGCTGAGAGCCCACCCAGTTGCTTAATAGGGGTATGGTCGCCATGAACCGCTATCCAGTTGGGTGCTATCTGCATGGGATTCTTATGGAAGGTAATACCCAGTTCATCGAACTTCATAAACTTCTCAAAGCGCAGCTCTGGCAAGGATAAGAAACTAGGGATTTTTTTCATGATGATGTTATACAGGCGGTCTGTGTGATTTGACCGAATGCAATCTGTAACGCCCAGTTCCCACAGCAAGTCCACGCAGCGGTCACGATCCTCGCCAAGCACCATGTCATAAGCTGCTGGAGTACCCTCAGACCACTTGCTAATGGTTTGGAAATCTATCTCATCGCCAATGGTGACTGTCTGGTCTGGCTTGAACTTCTTAAGAAATGCCGCAATGTTGCGAGTCACATGCTCATCCTCAAAGGGAACCTGTAAATCGCTAAGTATTACGATTCGCTTAATCGTCATCCTCGAATTCGTCAGGGTCTATGCTGCCAATCTTTTCTATTGGCTTGGCTGGCAGAATCCAGTCTGGGTAAGCATCTCGATCCATGACAAGAGCTAAAGCAATGTCGGTAGTGAACCCTGCTTTTCTTAACGCAATCCACATCTCATGGAGACAAATAGCCCAAGCATCAAGGGCGTTATATGTGTCTAGGTCTATGACTTTTTTCTTAGCCATGAGATAAGTGTTACTTACCTAACAACTCGATTATGGTATCGACACGCGCTTCGAGGCGATTAACTTGGTCTTTGAT